GCGATGTTCGGCAACGTTAAGCATGCGGGACTGGTCCTACCTAATGGACCGTCTTCACATGAAGGGGTGTTTGCACTCATGTCCAAACATACCCTGTGGTTCAACCGAGACTCTCAAAGTCCGATAGTTGAACCAGATGCCTTGATCCCGTACACTACGGGTATCAGGTATCTATCGACGAAACAGGTACCATCGTGCCTGATTCTTCGACATGCCGGTTCGATGTCAGTGACAAAGAACCGGGATCATCTCCTGCGGGGTGGATTCACCCTAACGGAGAATACGCGAGATGGCGACGCTGAGCGCGATCTCACGGTACGGAGGACTCTAGAAGGAATTCTAAGTCCATCCGGATCCCTCGCAGAAATTCTGTCTGAATCTGCAAGGGTCCTCGATATCGTCGCTGAGTGCGGCGATCCCGATGACACGGGGTCCGTCTCTTCCGGGACGGAAACCGATAATATCCCGGCTGTCCTCGAAGAGAGGCCAACCGGGCCACAGGTACGGTTTCGGAAGGACTCCCGATACCGTATCAAATACGACGACCCATGGAAAATCCATGCCGGTCGTGTACTAGGTGAGGAGAAGAATAAGAATCCTTCGACTCACCTCTGGTCCGGAGACGGAATTCGTCTCCAGGACCCTCTCCCACCGCGCCTATTTGGGTCTTGGTGGGACGGGAACCAGAAATCTAAAGTAAGATTTCAGGATCTCTCGAACACAATGTGCAAATTGAACGTTGTGTACGAACACACTCACTGGGGCAAACGCCTGCGTGAGCTGTGTAACGAGCAAGGAGGCTTATACACCTCCTGGGCTCGTACTCTGAGACGCCGGATTAACCGGTTTCTCGGAGGGGCAACCGACCCGACACTAAGTCGGAGTCAGGTTGAGGCCATAATGTCCGATACAAGATCGAACATTAGGGCACGGTCCCAGCGTTTCATCGAAATGCTTAAGACCGTCGACGGGATTTTTATTCAGAGATATCTCTGTTATCCCGAAGAGGTGTGGACATGGCAAAGATTTGACATGTTCACACTTGGAAACATCTCCTACCTACTAGGAGATGAGTTCCTAGATGGAGAGATGACCGAACAGGGTCTATCCATCTTAACTGCCTACTCCCAATTAAAAGGGGCTAGGAAGTGGTTCAAAGAGATCTCACTTAGAGGTACCTTTGAAGCAGCACAAGGAGAGATCGAGGAAACGATCCCACACTGGTGCAGGCAATTCGTCAACGTGTGGGCACGGACGGATCGCTCGAGAGGAGCACGACGAGCATTTCTCATCGGCGTACTCTCACAGACGAGGGGTTGCGGAACTCCGCCACCTCTCGTCGTACTGCAGTCAAAGGTGAAATTTTTAACCACCATTTCGACTGCACGACCTCCTGAGCATCCGACACTTCGGATGATTCGGAGGAAAGCCCTTGAGAAGGTCATAAGTGACCTTCCTCAAGAGGCATTCACGGGCCTCGCTACTAAGGCGAGAGTTACCGTGAGTACCGCCGCCTCCTGGGAAAAGACCAGGAAGGAAGGCGGGACGATAGAGGCCACCCGAGAAATTCTCGAGTCTCTACCGATCGGTGAGGATGTCCCTGTCCGGGACCTCCACACCGGAAGAATCGAATGTTACAAGCCAATGAGCTCGTTCGATTCCACCGGAGAAGTGATATTCTGGTTATCACTAGATCACGTTCTCCGTACACCACTGGACTTGCTAAGGCAAGCCTTCTTGACAGTGGTGAAGGAGCCTGGTAAAGCGAGAAGCGTTACCAAGGCCCGTGTTTGTTTAAAGATCGTACTCGATCTTGTAAACAAAATCTGCTCCGTACCCCTCGAACGAGGGATACGCAGCAGCGCATCCGGGATGGGCAAGGCCAATCACGGATGGAACTTCTTCTGTCGTCTAATGTCAGACGACTTAAGAGGGATGGTTTTCTCTCTGGACTCCAGAGAAGAAAATCCATATGAAGGTTATATCGAAAGGATAGACACCTTCAAGGACCTCTTCGTTGGTAGTACCGACTACGAGGAGGCCACGGATCGACTCGTACATGACGTAGGAGCCGACCTCGGAGGTGCGTGGATGCAAAAATGCGGCATCCCGCGCCTTCTCCAGGCGATCGTGCAGAAGACCTGCTTCGCGCCTAGGAGGATATTCTTCTACGCCACTGGCGTACTGGAGAATATCGGCACAGAGGAACCCTCTTACGGGGAAAATGTTCGCTCTGTCACCATGGTCACCGGGGTCCTAATGGGGGACCCGCTGACCAAAGTCGTGCTACACCTGGCAAACGTTGTAGCACGAACCGCAGGAGCTGGGTTATTTGACCCAGCCTTCTACGAAGCGTTTGAGAATGCCAATGCGGCATATCAAGCGTTCATGCAAGGTGTGAAGGAAGACCCTCCACACCCGGCACAAGGTGTGTAAGGCCGCGATCAGCGGCCCCACACTGCAAAGAACCGCCCCCCTCGGGGGAGCAA